TGAAAATACTGTTAAAACAAAAACTAGGATGCGTAGTAGGTTGGCATTAGCGAAAGCAATTTTGAAAACTCGATAGCCCCAACAAAATTGCGAAAACAATGGGCTGGACTGTTGTGTCACTTATTCGGGTGGTGGGAGGTACTGGATTGTTGGTGAGGAAGTGGACAGCTGACCCCTAGTTATGAAGGAGGAGTTGGAAGCGAAGTTGTTATCCTGTGCAGCAGCTTGGAAGAGGTTCACTTGTTTATTAGTGTGGTTGGCTATCCTCTCCTCTTGGGTGGGTGATCTGATTAGGCCCTGTGGAGGCTGCATTGCTGCTGGGTTTTCCACTCCGTCGAAGAAGTCGAACGCAGCAAACTTAGCAGATGGCTTGTACCCAGCGGCCTCCCAATTGGCAGGTGGTTTCTGGTCGGTTCTCAGGTTCCAGATGATGGGTGCGAAGTAGCGACAGAACTTCCTGAGAGACGTACCGGAGGCCTTGATAGCTGATGCAATTTGGGAGAGTGAGACTCCTTCAACGGATGAGGGACCTTGGATGTTGGTGTATGAACTGGACCCGTTGTCGTAGCAGAAGTTGACTAATTCCAGTGCAACTTTAGTAGTCGAGGCAGCTGGTACCTTGGCCGCTACGATGAGGTCAGCGATGATTTTGAGCTGATCCTGCGTTGGCAGGAGGTTGGAGGTTGGTCCCAGCTTGAGCTCAGCAAGTAGTTCGGGGGTCACTGCGGGGAATGGTGTGGCGCTCATTGTGACACGAAAAGACTCTTTAAACAGACTGTTTTATTGATTTTCACCTGAAGCTAAAACCTAAGCCTGGCTAGTGTCTCCCCTAGAGCCCGGACTACGTCGGCCCCTATGTTTGAACAATCCCCCACTAGTTTGGATGATGAGCCATCCAAAACAATCTGGCAAATTGGGGTTGAAGCTCTCGGATGCCAATTAAGTGCAGCAAGTGCAATTACAGCTGCTAGAACTCCTAGTGCGATCTCCTGTTTTGAAAACATGGAGTAGACTTAAGCAGACTGCTATGCAACCAAGGGCCCAAATTTTTGAGCTCGGGGACTGAGCTCTTGGGGAGTTGTAGAAGATTCTTTTGGTGCCGTCTATGTAGCTTCCTCCAAATGGCAGGCTATGGATGTTGTCTCCTGGTGTGGGCAAACGGTAACTAAGAAGGGAATGAATGACTAAAGCTAAAGCTACTCCTACGGCTAAGGCTAGAAAGGTTTTTGAGTGGTCAGGGGGTGGGGTGAGGAATCCCTGTCGTCCGGACATGGAGTGTTTCCGAATGCCTGGTCAGTGCAATGTAGAGGTCTGCAGAATCTTTAAACTGTGAGAGTGGTTTGAAGCTCACTACGGTGACCTCCGTAAACTCCTGTCCGAGGACACTTCTCGGGCAATGGGGCTTGAGTCCGTGATCTAGGAGGAGGTGTCTTGCTGCTGGCTCGAGGGCGATGACCTCACCCAGAATTGGTCCTCCAAAGATGTGTGATATGTTTACGCGGTCGCTTTCTTTCAGCCCTATTAAGTTGAAACCTAAACCCGTCAATAAGTCCTCGGTGTTTTTCCCGAAGCGGTGGCTAGTAGCTTTAATGAAGTGGGGGCTCATGGGCTCATTTTCGTGTTGGAGAGGGTCCGCAATCAGGACATCCCACTTTTCTTTATATTCACCACCAGGGTACTCATCAAGTATGCAGAAGAATCCGGGCACTGGGGAGTCGAACTCCCTGAGGTATCTATTCTCCAGATTCCTTCTGTCAGGGATTCCGTGCGTAAACGCTAAAGAATTGGGGTTAGAAGCTAAGTATTTCCTAATTAGGGTAGTTTTGCCGGCGCCCGCGACAGCGTGCACGACCAAGGGGCTCGAGAGGGGCAAGCCGGTTCTCTCGAATCCGTTCTCCTTCAGCATTTCAATAAAGAGATTCATCCTTTGTAAGGTATGTTTTCAAAAAATCACCGCCACCTGACTTAACTATGGTTCTAACTGTGTCGTAGTGCAGGCGGAGCTCCTCCTCGCTCAGAAGTTCATGGAGGGCGTCTTTGTGCTGATATGCCAATGCTAGATCCAACTCATAGCTTCTCAACACATTTTTAACATTCTTCTTCTTAATTTCTAGCATTAGAGAAGCGTGCAGTTTCATGGGGTCCTTGATTAAGCCCTTTGGGGTGATCCTGAAGCCACAGAACTCTGCCCAATCCCCTTTCTGTTGCAGACTTATAACTGGTTTTGATGTAAGTTTGAGTTTGTCTGCTATGAGCTTGAAGCTGGGTCGTTCCCTTGGCAGGCAGTCAATGGCTGAGTCATCGCCGGCGTACAGTTGAGCTACTCCCTTTGGAATGTCGAATTTTGTGTGGGTGAAGGCTATGTTGCATTCAGTGTTAGCATCGAATGTGGGACCTTCACCCGTGAGTCGCATTATCGCCAGGGTGCCTAGGAAAATTTTTGAGTTGGTCTTAATGGTTAAATATGCATCCAGGATATCATCAGGAATTGAGTGATGCTTGGCTTTAAGAATTTCGAACTGCAACATAGCCCCATCCTGAGATTGGTCGAAGGCTGTGAAGTCATTAGCCAGTGATGGCCCTTTGAAAGTCCAGCATCCCATGTCACCTGCCGCCCAGGAAGATAAATTCTCCGGCGTGACCTCGCAATTTATCATGATTTCCTTTGGGGCAAAGATCTCCCTCATTCTCCGCATGTAGCGTGCCATGGTTCCAAAGAGCATGACCGTGGCCTGGTGGAAGGAAGCGATAGTTTGGCCCGGTTTGATCTTGATAGCACCCAGCTTTTCGATTTTCTTGACCCATTGTGATTTGAGGAAGAGTGAGATGAGGTTTGGGTCGTAATCCGGAGACTGCCTACTAGCCCCATTTTTCAACATGTTCTCGGGTTTGGCCAGATATGTCTTCTGCACTTCGTGGATGCAGGACTCCCAGAGTTTATTTTCAAATGGGATCGGTTGGGCCGGCAGCTGCATTGCCCTCTTGTAAGACTCGAATAAGACGTCTCCAATGGGCCTCTTTTCAAGATATTCCTGCCAATTAGCCTTTGGGTTGCTAATAACCAGGCGAGCTTCAATTGTGGCCCATAAGAGGGTTTCATCCTTCGCCTGCTGGTGGGAGAACATCTGTATGAACTTATCTTCTGTTTGAACACAGTTGCTATGTCCCTTGCCTTCTTTGAAAATTTCTCTCTCGTGCTTTTCAGGCATCTGCTCAATAATGGTGTCATACAGTGGTAGAGCTGAATCTATTGGGATGTGAGTTTTGGGCGGCTGGACTGGGGTGGGCCCTTCTTCGCGCGGTTTTGCTTCAGTTGCAGACTCTTCCCTCAGGGTGCTTAGGAAAGCCTTGAGGTATGGGGTAGATTCCAGCTTAGCCCAGAAACTCGGGTTGTTTGGCGAAGAATTCACAAAGTGGATGGAGTGTACTGCTCTGGAGAGTGCGGTGTAGAGCACCTCTTGGGAACAGAGAGGTGTCTCTTCTGTTAGCAGAATTTGGACTTTTGGAGCGGTGATTCCCTGGCACCCCGCGTAGGTTGAAGTTTTGTGTCCCATTTCGGAAAATGCTTTCTTTCTGAATAGTGACGGGACGAGGAGGTGCAGGCCTGGGATTGGGGTGGAGCTGATGGAGACTTGCGTAATGCCGGTGACTTCTGAATACACCCCCAATTTGTTCGCCAGATCTTTCTTGTTCCTGTGAGTGGCGTTTACGTAGTACCGGCAGATCTTGTTGGCTTCGGGGACGAAACTTTCCAGTGTGCTCGTGTTGGCCGCCTCATTGCCCTCATGGTGTACGCTTTGCTTTGAGTCACCGGTGATGATGATTAGCTCGACGTTTGAAAACAGGAGGCAAAAAGCCTC